CGTTTCGTTTATGTGGGGCGACTCGAATGGACGGATGGCTATTTCTTTAGTGCATCAAATGCCTAAGGAGGGGGATCTTTATATGTTTCCCGCACAGCTTCGGCACTTTGTTCTTCCTTTTAAATCCGACGTGACTCGTATTTCAGTCTCGGGTAATATATTATTTAAACAAGATTCAAGAGTAAACTATTTTGAAAAGGAGAAGAAAAAATGAGTGATGATTCAGAAAAAGTCTATCAAATGTTCTTTGATGATGCCATGCATCTACTCAATGAACATTCCCTCCCCGTGGAGTTAATTGCAGGCACGATGATCGCTATTGCTCAAAGACTCTATAAGACGCATTTGAGTGATAAGGAGTATGACGCCTTAATGGATGAGATCTTAAATCATGGAGAAGTCAAGCCGTATGGTACGGAGAAAGTGAGGTTGCATTGAAAGACAATATACTTGCCTGGATCGAACGTGTTTCAGGAAGAATCCATAACTGGGCCTGGGATAAACGATGGAAGTACCGGGACCATCATAAATGGATTAAAGGCTATCGTGAGTGGAAGAAAACGCGATGCCCTCACAATTAGATAAATATAAAGCCGGCAGTAAAAAGATTGTTAAGGTCGGTAAAAATAAAAAACCTGTGGTACGCGAGAGTGGCCGTAAATGGGATGGTACGTCGCGACCGGTGACGGACGATTATCGAAGGAATTGGAATGAAATTTTTAAAAATTTTATGGGAAATGATTAAGAGTATCGTCCTGATGACGGGACTCATCCTCTTTGTTATGGGTTGGTGTATCGTGGTCTTTTTTCTATGGATTTATGATGCCATCTTTGGAGGTTGGAAATG